TTACCAATTACATATGACCAGCTCGCCGCTTGTTTTACCGGTTTTGTCTCTGCCAACCGTATAGGCAAGCTCAAGTTGTGTGATGCGGAAGTCTTTGAACAACTCCCTTATATCAGGATGGTCATTGATAGATAGCATGAATTTACCCTTGCTCTCCGCCATTGCTTTGGCCAGCAGCTCATACTGTGACCAATCGAATGCGTGGTCGTACCCTGCGGTTTGCCAGTACGGCGGGTCTGCGTAGAAGAAGGTATGCTCGCGGTCATATCGCTTGAAGCAACGATCCCACGGTTCATTCTCTATATAAACACCTTTTAAACGGTCTTTAGCAGCCTTTAATTTAACCTCAATCTGAGATGCATCCCACGCTTTTGACGTGGTAGCTGTCCCAAAATGCTGATGGACGGTTTTGCCGCCGAAAGCGTTGTGTTGAAGGTAGAAGAAACGAGCGGCACGTTGAATATCTGTCATGCATTCGGGCGGCGTATTTTGCAGGCTGGAGAATGTCTCACGGCTGGTCAGCGTCCACTCGAACTGACGGACGAACTCGTCGAAATGGTGTTGTACCACACGATAGAGATTGATGAGCTGCCCGTTGATGTCGTTGAGTACCTCTACTTTAGCAGGCGTTGGGCGCATAAAGAACAACGCTGCGCCACCGGAAAACAATTCAACATAACAAGAATGCTCGGGGAACATGGGCAAAAGATGTTTTGCCAAACGACGTTTGCCACCCATCCAGGGGATAATAGGTAATGTTTGTTGCATTTTTTGCATCATATATACTCCTAAATTATGGCATTCGCGATGCTCTAAATCAGATTAAATATGACGCTCAAAGGCATTCTTTTAATTTATTAATTAGCTGAAAGAATTGATATTTTTACAACGAGCGCACTTTATTTGTACACAACCGCTGCCTTTTGCCAGCAATTTCCCACAAAACTTACAGCGCATTTCGCGGTAGATTTGCATTTGCACTCACTCCCATATCACAGATAGAATGCCTCGGTCTCTAGAGACTAAGGCGGCCTTAGAAGTCAATGCAGGATTGCTCTGCTTGGCTGGCGTAACAGTGTTGCCGCACTGTTACGTCGCCGTCCCACTTACTATTTAAAATCCTCCCCAAGGCCGCCTTATTCAGACGGCCTTTTATTTATATTTGCCTACAAATAGCGCAACTCTTTGGCTTTTGCGATGATAAGTTCGGCGACTTTAGCCTCAACCGCAGGAAGCAGATTAGCACCGCCGTCCTGCGAGAGGGACAACGGCATTACGCCATCTGTTTGTGCTTTTTTATCCGCCTCATTCGGCGTGAGGCCGCTATCTGTCCAAATCTGATCAGATAAAATATATTGCTCAATATCAAAGACATTATTGCCATATTTAGACTTGAGCCAATTATTAAATTGATCCTTGAGCTGATGTCGGTATGGGTGGTTTTCTTTAGCCCAACCCGGCTTATTATCAGCCCATACAGTCAGGACAATATAACGAGGAGACTCTTTAGGCTGAACTTGTTGAATACATTTTTCAACATAGCTTTTGATTCGCTCTAATACCGTCTGCCAGTTGCCGATATTTGCGCCGTTAATATCATTCTTTGCTGTTGCCAACACACAAATACCATCGACACCGCCGCTGTTTTTCAGCCGTACAGGATATTTTTTACCCGGAACAACGCTATGAGCCTGGCTATCGCGCGGAACAACTTTAATATTGGCGGTTTGGCCGGTCATGACCGCTTCGATGTCATCGCCAATAATAACGACGGTATAGTGCATACTGAAAGGCGTAACGCCTTCGCCGTAAATCAACTCGCCATCAACCATCACGTCATTCGCTTTTGCCGGAATAGTATCAACTTTAAAAGTAACTTCCACCGGGCTGCCGTTCATCGACATCAAGGCATACGCAGCCAGGCTTCCGCCCTGTGCGTTGTTTACAACCGGCAGATTTTCGGCAGCAGCGACGCTCACAGCCTGATCGCCGATACGCGCATTGGTGGAGTCGCCGAAGAAATTTAGGCTACGTTTCAATGCGGAAGGAGGAGAAGGAGGAGCTACCGGGCGTTCCGCTTCCTTCGGAGGAACAACAGGGCCGGACGGCATAACGGTATGACGCTCATGCTCGACCGGTGCGCCAATATATTGAATGCCGAATCGGTCGCCTTGCTGCAAGGTATCAGAAATATTTTCAGGTTTGGCGCAATAACGCAGGTCAATAATACAGTTGTGCGGCTGTACCAAAGCGTAGCCGTCCTGCTCATCGGTTAACGCGACTAATTTATTGTCACGCAAAGAGAAATTGACCCAATCACCGGCACGCGTACCCTCAGACACTTTGACCTTCACACGCGTCAAGGTAGTGGCTTCAAATTTTAAAATGTCGCCAATACCGACACCCAACACTTCAGTTCGCATAAAACATCCTCAAAATAATAATAATTATTTTAAGACGTTATACGAAAGCAACGCTTGGCTGTACTGCACTTATCCTTATACGCCCAGCTCTAAAACAGTAGTATCGGGAGCCTGCCCAAGGATACGGTTGCTCAAGACATCATAAAAAACGCGCTGATTTAAAGCGGCTTGTCCGCTTAAAACAAGATTGCCGCCGCTTTGCGTTTGTGCTGCCCATGAGCCGCCGCCCAAATCGCCCGTTATTTTGGCGATGCCGCGCTGTTCGCGGTTGAGCAGTGCCGTCAGGTTTTGATACAGATTAGTCATTTTGTTATCCTCAACAAAAAGATAAAATGCCGTCTGAACATGGCTTTCAGACGGCCTTTAAAGCATCTTTAAACCAGCTTTAATCATTCGTTAAAATAGCGGTCTATCGTTACATTTTGAGTCAAGACAGGCGCATCGTTTTCGATTTTGACTTCGACCGACACACCAACCACCACGCCTTGCCAGCTCCCCGTAGGCTCATTGATTTGCCAAATCTCGCCTAAATTCGCCATAGGAATGGCGTATTTATCCGATACCGGCAAAGACACCGTTTCGCGCTTATGAACGCCAGTCTCGCTTAAAGCGGCGATACCGGCGGCAAGCAAGACCGGCTGGTCGGTATAAAGTGCATTGGTCAGCGCGGAGGCACGCGGCTCGCGGTTGCTGCCGTTGCGGTACACGTCCGCGCCCTTGCCCTTGTTATGGCTCGGCCAAACATAAACCCCGTTGGCACGCTCCGATACATTGCGCTGGCCGCTGATGCTGAAAATCACGCTGACGGGGACACTGACATCGGCAGGTGCATCGGAAACCTCCCAAGCAGCCTTTTTCCACTTAGATTTAAACCGGACAACAGGTCGGGCGCGGTCGCTCTCCACAAATCCCCCGGCGGCTTGAGCCAGCTCTTGCAAAACAGCAATCGGCGTTTTATCGGTCAACGAATACACATCTCCCGGAATCAACCAATCAACCATCGTCCAGCCGTCCAAATCCACACCTGTCGGGCGTAAAACCTCCGTTGCGATTTGTTGCGCATAAATCGGATTGCGGTATGTACCGCGGCCTTTAGGCGCATAGTCCGCACCCAAACGGGCGGTAACACTGCGGCCGGTTACCGTATAGCTCTTTTGCCCGAAGCGGCGGTTGTCGCTGTAATCTTCCGCGATGATGACAAAAGTATCCGCGTTGATTTGCACCTCGATTTCAGCTTCCCGGCCTTTCGGGCGGACATCTGGATTAATCTTGGCAAAATCATCGGGCGAAACCGTCAAACTGCCCTGCCAGCAATAACCGGCAGTGTCCGTCGTAAAGGACGCAGAAAACAGCCCAATCGGCTGGCCGTCAACCGTAGCCTTAATAATATTTTGCATGATATATCCGTCTAAAACAGGAGTGCTTACCGTATCAAAACAGGCAAACGGCAGAGGAATATGGCGCGCATCGTGTGCAATCTTTTTGCGGTAAAAGCGCAGGTGCAGACGGTTTGAAGGCGGGCGGATACCGCAAACATAAGTTTCAGGAACCGGCTCCGGCTCAACCGGAATCTCATAATACTCGCAAGGCACAGCCAAAGCAGGCAGGCTTTGAGGATGCGCACATCGTGCCAATACCGCCGCCTCGCGCACCTCCGATACCAAACAATCGCCAACCGGCGCGTCATCGGAAAACACACTCTCCGAACACGCCGCCAAAGCCTCGCCAAGACCTGCCGACGAGCCGTCCGCATTACAGCCGCTTAAGAACAAATCATCGGGGAAAGCATCATGCAGACAGCCGTCCAGACCATCCATTCCGGCCTGCACCGCCTGCATACACCCGGCAACCCCGTCAGACAAGCCGACCGTTTCACGCAGGCAGCTTTCCAATTCAGGCATATCCGAAAAGGCCGTCTGAAAACAAGCCGCCTCCCCGACAGCCTCCGCCGTTATCCCCGACACTTGCGCAGCCATGCCGCCCAAATCATAACGACCGGACGCGCACGCCGCCTGCGTTGACACCGCCTGCTGCACAAAGCCCCACGCCCCCGAAACAGTCGCATAACCATCCGGAGGGCGGTACGGATTAGGCTTAGGCGGCGTATCGGGAATAATCTCGCCGCCATCCTCAATATGGCGTAAAGGCCGTCTGAAAGCCAACGGCAAGAGCCTGGACGACGGACGGGAGCCAATCGCCAAGCCGAAAGGCAAAGGAATACGCGCCGAATCAGCATAAATTTTGTCTTCGGACATTTCAGACGGCCTCAACCGCCGCCGTCACGCTCGACATAAGGCTTAATAAAATCATAAGAAACAGGCTCGTATTGCTTTTTATAATCCGTCGCCACCATCAAATACTCCTCGTCTTCCTTAAGCCGGTCGAAGCGGTAGCTGCCGTCTTCCGCGCTCCAAGTATCGGCAATGCAGTACATATTAGGCCGGGCAAACAGATAAATACGGCGCGAAGCCGGCTGGCCGCCCACCGTAACAATGCCCGTACCTTCGCCGGCAATATAGCCGTGGCCGCCGTATTTCCAGTGCGGCGACTTAACAGCACGGCTTCGCGCAATCCGGTTGACGATTTTGCCGCGCAGCTTGCCGCGTTTAACGGCAAGACGACTGCGGAAAACATAATTCGGCATGGCTTACAGCTCCCAGGCCGTGAGGTTTACCAAAAAAGAGCCGCCGCCAATTGTATTGATATACATAAATCTGTCTTCGCTATCGTCTAAATTGTCGTAAACCGTTCCCATCGGAATAACGTCTGCTGCGGGCATGATTTCGCCAATTTTCATAAATCCTGGGAACAATCCCCGAAGCGCATATATGTTATGACCAATTATTTCGTTCATATAAATATCATCCGCTATGAAACCACCTGTAATAGGATTAGGATAACTACCATAATTAGCATATGCTTTGCTGGTAAATTTTAGAACAGAAGCGATATCTCCCTTATAATCACGCATCGGTATCACAAAAAGAACAACTCCCGCGCCATCTCTATAAATATAATTATCATCCACATCTGATACATACCCAAGCAGAGTATTCGCGGCGTCAGCCACGGCGAGACTAGCGAAGTTGCCAAAAATAAAAAATGAGCAATAATCCTGCCATAGAATAATTAAAGTAAATGCGCGCTCATTTCCAACCACAACCCATTGGATTTTATCCCGACTGTTGTAGTCTTTTTTATAAATGAAATTGCAAAACTCACTGCTGTTGTTAACCTTTTGTTTGACTTTCCCCGCCTTTGCCGATGTCGGCTCTAAAAGACCGCACAAATCAACGTATCTTGCACGTTCTCCATATTTTGAGTCATCCACCCCCAGCCACCACTTTGTCGCCTTCGGGTGCGTACTGCGGAAACAGGCTTCATGCGTCTTTTCAAACGCCATTTCCCAGCCCAGCCCGTCCTTGCGTTTATTACCTTCGCCGTAACCGGTAACCAGGCAGGCTTTTAAAATCGTTTTAATGCTGCCTGCCGCCGACTCAACCTGCGGCGCACCCTCATCATCCCAGCGGTAAACCTTTACCGGCACACGTTGCGTATCAAACATTTCAGACGGCCTTTCTTTTTACTTCAATGATTTAAAACCCCATTAAAACAAAAGCCCCGAAAATCGGGGCTTGGCATTGTTGCAGTCAGGTATATTATTTGCGATTAATCCGCTTAAACTCACCGCGTTTAGCTAAATAAAACGGGAAGGCGACAATCCAAATCAGCAAGCAGGCAAGAAACCAGCTAATCGGCCCCATATTGCCCATCCCTTGAATCTGCCCCTTTTTAATGCCTATCGTTTGGGCATCAATCAATACCCAAATACTGGTTGCGATAACAATAATAGTAATAATATTCATAGTTTCCCTTTTGTCTTATTGGTTAATGACGTTGATATTCTAAATTAAACGGCATTAAAAATAAACAAGCGGTAATAAAAGGTCGCTGAAACCATGATTTCAAGTTTCAGACGACCTTTGCCGTTCCACCAGCTACTCAGCCACGGTATTGCCGCGCAAACATGCGGTAAAACCATCGCGGCCGTTTTGCTTGTCCGGCGAAGGCTGGACACTGCGCAAAATCCAAACGGGCAACGGCGTGCCGTAGGTGTTGAAGCGGATACAGTTCTGCGCCGACCAGCCGCCGCCAAATGCGGCCGCCTTGAGCGTGAAATAAGGCTTGCCGGTTGCCGGATTGGTCGGCGCAAGATCGGTCAGGGTATCGCTTTTTGCGACCAAGCCCAGCCGTTCGCCGTAAAGCTCTAATTGGGTTGAAGTAATGAATTTAATCAGCCACCGCTCGGTAATCGCGCCGTTGCTGGCCAACTTAATCGGGTAGTCTTTGACATTGGTACGCGCCAAAATAGGCTCCCCGCGTTGCGCATCACTCCACACATTGTCCCATGCCTGTTGCGAAAACGGCTCCGTAGCACGCACCAGCAAATCGCCGCCGATCAGGGCGGAGGACACAAATGTATGCTCCTTCGGATAATTACGCCCAATCGCAAACTGGAGTTTCAGACGGCCTGAAATATCGACGCCGGTAACACGGTTTTCTTCTTCCCACGCACAAACGGCAGTCAGCGGCAGGGTATATTGCGACAAGTCCAACGGCTCGGCAAAAGTAATGCTGCCTGCCTTAAGGTCTGCCGTGTATTTCTCGGCGAGGACGTGTTTGCCCTTGCTGTCGACCAAGCAGAGGCGGTCGATATTTTGACGGTTGAGCGTGATTTTCTGGGCGGCGGTAAACGCGCTGCCCAAATCCTGCTTGAGCCGGTTTGAAATCACGACCATATCGCCCTTGCGGAACACAGGGACGCGTCCGTCGGCAGGCAGGCGCACAGCATCGATACCGATAATCGATGAATCCAAAGGCAGGTTGTCTTGGGTCACAGCGTTGTAGCGTAAATCTTCGGGGTAAAAACCCTCATCGCGCTTGATTTCGTAGAAGCCTGTCTCGTAGTCGATTTTGCCTGTAATGCCGCCGGTAATTTCCCCAGCTGCGTTGCTTCTGCCGACAATTTCGCCATTGCCCGCGTAAACGGTAAAGCTTTCAGGCTTGACCGGCGCAGCAGGTGTGCGGCCTGCATAACTGAATGTCTTAACTTGGGGTTTACGGACAATCCCGGAGTTTATTTTTAGGTTGATAAACCCGATACTGCGGTCCGTGATAGATACTTCGCCTTCTTCGGACAATGTTCCGACCGCCTCGCCGATACCGCGCTCTGCATCCCAGTTTTTATAAAGCGTGCCACCTCGTTCAAAAAACACTGTCTTGCCGTCATGAAATGACCAGGTATTAAATACACAAATACTGCCTTGGTCAAAATCGCGCAATACGTTGAACGACAGGCCGCCGTTCAAACTGCCCTGGCGCATACCGCGGTCCGAATTAGCAAGGATATAATCAACCACCCATTCTTTAAGCTTTAAATTCTTGGTTACCGTCGTCTGAAGCCCATATTGGTGCTGCCATGTCGCCCCCAACGCAGTTTCGGCCTTCAGCCCCCACGGCGTAACTGTTACATTAAATGCCGATTTCGGCACGCGTAATACGCTTCCTGTCAAATTGATACCGACTGTTTTATCTACGCTGACTGCACTGTCACCCCGACGTTTTCGTCCAAACAGCTTCCTAAAAAATCCCATAATTACCTCAATGCATCAATGATATAGCCGTTTGAAACAGAATAATCTTTCGCATCATCGATACGACCGGCTGCCGTAATTAAAATCGCCTGGAGATCCGGCACCTTGTCGCCGAAATTCAGCACCCATTCATGCTCACTCTCGGTTACTGAGAAACCATTATTCATGACCGCATGGATACGCTCAGGCTCGGTGCAGACATAATTGACATTATTTGAATTGATGTATGTGGGCATTTTTATCTCCCCGGTCAAATAATTGACATCGCCCGAAGCGTCTCCAGTCAATTTGCCTTTGCCGTCATCTCTTGCCGTTTTTGAGCCATTATCTTGCCAAGTCAGCACCAAAGACCCTGGCTTGACAGCATGCCCCAACGAATAGATACACTGCCCCTCTGCACGTTTGGGGGTATTGCCGCCACCAAGTGCGCCACCGTCAAACGCCACAAAACCCGAAGCAGCACCCCATTGAAATACCAACCTACTGCCGACATCGGGCAGAACAGGTAAATTGAGCACAACAGACCCCGTCGCCGATGATACTGTGCCGACAGCTTTCCCGGCCTCATCCCGCAACACGCCGTCTCCAGAATCAGAGAGCAGATACCAAACGCCAAAACCCATAAACGATACCCTCAAACTTCCTGCCAAGGGGATCGGGCGTAACAGCGGTGCGTATGATGTCCCGTGGTTAGTTTCTTTGATTTCTACCGCAAAAGCATATCGAGCAGATGATGTTTTAGAACCCGGAACCGCAGTTACCGTGTAATAACCTGACGGCAAACCACTCAAACGCCCATTGGCGTAATCAGCATTGACAACATTGTCGCCGCTTTTAAGTTGACCGAAGCCATTGTCTGTGTAGTTCCCAACCTTGATACTGCCGGGTAAAACAGCCGAAGGTAAAGTTAAGGTTCCACTATCGACACGCCCTGCAAAAAGCTGTTTTTCCGGCGCAGCGGCAACCCATGCTTCCCCGGGAACCGGGTATTCATCCGCATAAGGTGTCTCGACTGTCGAGGTCGGTACAAGCTTTTCGTAAATGCTAGATACCGTCAGCGCGGCATCTCCTGCCGAAAGGCCGTCTGATACAGGTTTGACGCCATAATAAGCCGCGGAATCTGCAACTTGGGTTTCCAAAATCTTAACTTTAGGCGCGGCATAACCCTTGGCCGGATAATCGACACCGTCAAAATCTCGGGTTAACGGATTGCTGATTTCCATTTTGACTACACGGCGCGGCACTTCCTCAACCTCGCCGTTTGATTTTGGAATCTCAAAAATACGCACTTCGTCCTCGATGTTGATAATGCGGAAATACTCCGTGATACGGCGCATCACATCTTTGGTTTTTTCCTCATATTGCAGGCAATAACGCTCGCCAACTTTCGGCAAAGGAGCCTCTACGCGCTGATACGCCTGCACAAGGCGCACGCCTGCCAAATGGCGACCCAATAACGTCATGCGGCTCTCCAACGTCGGCACGGAATACGCCTCAATGCGCGGCATAATATCCGCGCGGCTCTCGCCGTAGTTACGCGCTTTAAACGCCAAGAAAGACACATTTTCAGAGGTCGGCGGCTCGGTAATGACGAAATGCCCGCCGTAAAGCGGCTCGGAATCATTGCGCAGGACGGCAGGGTAGAGCAAACGGGCGTCCAAACTGCCCATCGTGCGGTCAACGTCCGAAACAGGCGGGAAAATCTCGTTATCCTCACCCGTCAGCGGCTGCCCCACCATCAAACCGCCGCCGTCAGGCGTATCGGTCATGCGTTGACTAGGATAGATCTGCAAATCCTGTTGCGTCAGGCGCGTTGTTTTTTCCATGTTTGAAACCTTCTTAAATCCTGTTTAAACCTGCTTTCAGACGACCTTAAAACGTCATCAGGCAGAGCTTGGCGGTGTATCGTTCGCTGTCCGCCTCCGGCGTTGAATAACGCACCGGCTCGACGCTGCCCAAAGCCGCGTCATGCGTGCGCCAAACGACATTAAAATCTCTGCCGTCGTAATGCGTCAGCGTCATTTCCAATTCGGGGACGTCCGTCCAATCGCGTAAAGTCCGCAAAGACCCCAAGTCCAGCCATACCCAATCGCCCGATAGCGTAATCGGGCGGCCGTTTGCCTTGATGCCTTGCTGGATCACCAATCCGCCCGACAGAGTGCGCTGCGGCGCGGCCTGTGCCACCTTGTTCCAACTAAATTCATCTTCCCAGCGCATATCCTGCGGCAGGCGGACGCTTGCGCCGGTGTCTTTACGCTTTAAAATCCAATCGGCCATTTCAGACGACCTTTGCCTAAATATAAAACCCCATTAAAGCAAAAGCCCCGAAAATCGGGGCTTGGCATGGTTGCAGTCAGATGTTTGCAGGCCGTCTGAATTATGTCGTGCGCTTTAATGAAGCTTGTAAACTATTCATAAAACCGTTAACAGCTTTCTCGGCAACCGCCTGGTCGCGCTGCGCCAAAATTTGGCTAAGCTTTTCCGGGTCGATATTAACCTGCGGATTGCCGATTTGTTGCAACCGCTGGGCGGCATTACTGTTACCATACGAACCTTGGTTGCGGACTTGCTCTTGCGCGGCAGATTCGGCGCGCTTGCTGCGCTGCCTGCTGTAAATCTGTTGTTGCAAGTCGATTTGACGCTGATATTCGCGTGCAACGTCGGTTTGTTTGAGGCGGTTGGCATTGTCCAGTTTTTGCTGCAGTTCGCGAATTTTTCTTTCTTGCTGCAAAGAATAAACCGCTTCCGTATTGCCATTAAGCTCGGCAAGCTCGGCCTCAAGCGCGCGGGTTGCATCATGTGCTTCTTGACGCAGGGCATTCAGCCGGCGTTGGGCATCGGATATTGCATTGCGGAATTTGGTCAGCTCAGTATTCCCCAATTTATCGGCAGCACGAGATGCCGCGCTGGCCGCATCGTTCAAGATATCCTGTGTCACTGCGCCTTGAGCAGAAGCATTGGTCAGCCTTTGCATCGCGGTATTCGCGTTGTAAATCTGTTGCGTGTACTCTTTCATCTGAGCAGCGCGGAATGTGGCCTCCATGCCCAGCTTAATACCAGAGAACTGCTGATTCATGAGATTTAATTGCTCATTATTGAGCTTATAAAACCCAGCCGTTTGCGTCAGACGGTAGCCATAATCGCTAAACGATTTAGACGCATTTGCCGCCGCTTTGGCTGCATTGTCTGCCTCCGCTGCCGCCTCTTTGTTGGCTGTCGCCACTTTTCTGACCGATTGGGCATGGTTTTCCGCCGCTTGCGAGCCTTTGTCATGCGCGGCTTTCGCGGTTTCGCCTGTTTTAGCGGCAGTATCGTTTAGCCCTTGATAAGCGGCTTTTGCTTTTTCCGCGCCACCCGAAGCCGCATCGCCCAACTGGGCAAGCTGCTCCTGCGTCAACAGTGCCGCGTCGCCGCTGGCTTTGATCTGGTGCTGGAACTCGGCAAATTCCTCCTTGCTTTTGAGTTTGCCCATCATCTGCTCAAACGCCGCCTGCATCAACTTGGCATCTTTCTGACCGGCAGCCGCCGCCTGTTCGGACGCGTCCTTAAAGTCGGCAAACGCCTGACGTGCGTTGCTGCTGATGCCGGTCATCACGGCTTTGCTGTCCACGCCGATTTTGGCGAATGCGTCGGCAACCTTATCGGACGCAACAGGCGCGGCATCGCCGATTTTTTTAATTTCTTCGGCGGTCATGCCCGCTTGCTTGCCTGCGTCTTCCAAGGCGGCTTTCAGTTTCTCAATCGCTTCCGGGCTGTCCATCTGCTTTAACGCCGCCTGAAACACACGGGACATCTGCTCGGCATCATTGCCAAACTTGGCAGCGGCGGTGGAAAAGTTGGCAATCCCTTCCGACGCTTTCTTACTCAGACCGGTGGTGACTTCTTCCGCCGTCAAACCCAAAGCCTCAAGGGCTTTTTGTGCTGCGGCAAGTTCGCCCGTATCCGCACTGATTTTGACATTTTTCTTGTCAAGTTCCGCCTTCAGGTCGGCGGTTTTGGTGCGCACGTTTTCCAGCTTGATTGCCAGTTCGCTGTAAAAGTCGCTGGTTTCGCGCCCGTCGGCACGCAAGGCAGCCATGCTGCGCTCCAACGCAGCCTGTTCGGCGGCGGAAGCACGATACTCGGCTTGCAGGGCTTTGACGGCGGCGGCTTCCTCTTCGGCTGCCTTTTTCTTGGCGGCAGCAGCTTTTTCGGCGGCTTCCTGCGCTTTTTTATCCGCTTCCTCCAGTTCACGTTTGATTTGCGCTTCGGTTTTGAAATGCTCGCGGTATTTGTCCAGCCCGCCGGTGGTAAACAGGCTGTCTATGATGGCAGGGATACGGGCGAGGTTGTCGCCGAAAATCTTGGCAACATCAGTATTTTCGCGCAGCCAACTGCCCACACCGCGTCCCACTTCAAACGCCGCAAACAGAAGCCCGGCATTGGATGCAGCCGTCTTGAGATTTTGCGCCAACGCTCCTGCAGCCACCGCGCCATTACCGAAACCGTTACCGGCAGCAGCGGATTTGAGCGCGATGCCCAGCTCTCGTGCTGCGACAGTGGTCGACAGTATGGATGCTTTGGTTGCTTCAATTCCGACACGCTGGGTCGCAAATGATGCCGATACCGCACCACCAGTCAGGCGGACAGCCGCCTCATAAGCCTTGACGGCAACTGCGCCTGATGCAAACAGCGCGGCAAGTTGCGTCAAAACCGGAAACTCTTCGGTAATCGCTCCGATTGCACTTGCCACACTGCCGGTCGTACTCGCCAATAGAGACACTAAAGGCAGCAACTTTTCGCCGACCTCGATAGCAACGTTGATGATTTCCTGCTTGGCTTTGGCAATCTGCGCCTCGCTGGTGGACATGGCATTGGCGACTTCTTTCTGCATCGCGCCGACGACTTGTCCCTTGTCGGCGACCAAGCCCAAAGCCTTTTCATATTCGCCCAACGAGCCGACCAAAAGCGCGATGTCGTCGCTATATTCCGTACCGAAGAGTTGCGAGAGCGTCAGGGCGCGGCTTTGTTTATCCAAGCCTTCGAGTTTGTGCAAGAAGTCCGTCAAAGCCTGCTGCGGATTGGCGGCGATATTGGCCGCCATCTCATCAGCAGACGTACCGATACCTTCCAAGGCCGCCTGAAAGTCTTTGCCCTGGCTTTGCGCGGTTTGCAGTTTTTGCAGCATGGCATTGATGGCGGTCGCAGCCACTTCGGGCGGTTTGCCCAATGCGATAAATGCGTCGGCAAGCGCGGCGGCTTCGTCGGCAACCAAGCCGAACTGTTTCGCCGTACCGCCGATACGCGCCATTGCGGCGACAATGTCTTTTTCTCGTGCGGCGGTATTGTTGCCCAAAACGTTGATGGCATCGCCGAGCTTTTCCACTTCGCCGATTGGAAGTTGGAACACGTTGGCAATCGTCGCGGCGGCATTGCCTGCCTCTTCAGCGGTCATGCCGAAGGCAACCGACATCTTGGACGCGATGGCGGTAAATTCCGACAACTTCTCAATCGGGATGCCTAGTTGTCCGCCGGCAGCGGCAAGATCTGCCATTTCAGCGGCGGAAATGCCCAATTCCGCACTCATTTTTTTCAGTTCGTCTGAAAGTTTGGCGTACTGCTCGTCGGTGCCTTCGGCAACTTTCTTCACACCCGCCATCGCGGTTTCAAACTTCATCGCCTCTTTGGCGGCAAACGCCAAGCCGCCTGCCTTACCGACCAAACCTTGAACTTCAGAGGCAATTACGGAAATAGACGGCTTCACACCTTTCAGGCTGGCTTCAAGTTCGCGCACCTTGCCTTCCTGCAACTGCGCCGCCCGGGCTAATTCTTCATGCGAGAGTGTGCCGCTGTTTTTAAGCAATTCGTAGGCGTCTTTGGTCTTTTGGATTTCCTGCCGTGCCTTGTCGTCGGTATCGATACCGAGCTGGATTTTTGCATCAGCAATGGCTTTTAGGGCTTGTGCTTCGGCGGTCAGGCGGTCTAGCTGCGCTGTTGCGGCGGCAGATTCGGACGACAGGCGCGCCTCTTCGGCGGCAAGATTTTTGACAGATACGCCCGATACCGACATCGCATCGCGGGCGGCATACAGCTTGCCCGTCAGCTCGGTTTCGCTTTTTGCCAGGCGTTCGGATTCGGCACGCAGTTTCGCCAAATCGGCCTGCTGTTGCTGCGTACCGCCGCCGCGCATGGATTTCTCGAGCGTTGCGGTCAGCTCGTCCAAGGCGCGCATTTCTTTAGCTGTATTATCCAATTCCGCCGACAACGCCTTATATTCCGCAATCGCCGCCTGTTGTGCTTGCGCTTTCGACAGCGTCGCGCCCAGCTCTTTCGCTTCTTCCGTCAGTTTGCCTGTGTCAATGCCCGCCGCCTCGATGGACTGCGCCAGCGCGTCGATGTGTTCAGCACCGGACACGCCCGCTTTAATCTCTAAACCTGCCTGAATATTCGCCATGATTTAATCCTGTTTTAAAACCCGTTTAAAAAAGGCCGTCTGAAACCTGCCGCCGCTGCGCCTACACGCAGAAGCCAGTTTCAGACGGCCTTTGTTTATTACCGAATCTTTAGTTGTTGTACGACGTGAAGGAATAGGTCGAAGTTTCGCCCGAAGCCAACACCGCCGTGCCTTTGAATTCCGCCGTATTAAAGTCGTCGCCAAACCAGTCGATACTGCCGTCCGCCGCCAATACGGCGTGTGGGATGTGCAGAATGCCGGTCTCACCGGTAACGCGGTTGCGGCCGTCAACATAGATTTCCAAATCCAAGCGGGACAAGGTCGCGGCGGACACTTTGTAGCCGCCGGAATCACGGGTTTTGTATTCGACGGTGATGTTTTCGCCGTCGTTGACGGTATCTGCGACCGGCAGGATGGTAATCATGCCCAAGGTGGCATTGATGTCCAAATGCTTGGCATCAACATTGGTGTTTGACTTGTTTTTGACTTTGACGGTAGCTGGGTCGATATTGCCGTTTGCCAGCTTGTACGCCATGCCTTTTTTGCCGATGGTCACGGTCTCGCCCGTAACGGTCTGCGCCGTAGCCGCGATGACGGCGGCTTCGCCCATCAAAGCCAATGCCAAATTGTCTTTATCGAAGGTGTCGAGCTTCAGGCCGATTTCGGTAGGCTTGACGGTTTTCAGGCTGTCCAGTGCGCTGCCATAAGTGCCTTTTTGCTTGGACACGCGCTCTTTGGTTTCCACGCTGGTCTGCGTGGTCAGGGCGGTGGTATTGCCGATTTCGATAAAGCCTGAGCCTTTTTGATTGAGGTTGCGTACCTTGACGTCGCCCTCAAAGATTAAGCCGTGGTCGTTTTGTTTTGCCATGTGGCAGCTCCTTTAGTTTGCCGCCTGCACGGTGTCGCAGGCGAATGAAATAGGGTAAAAAGCAAAGCCGTCGTTGTATTCGATGGATGGCGAGGCGATGCGGCGGAAGGGGGTAACGGCATATTCGTCGCCCGCATCCCAGCCTGAAAACGCACGCTGGATTGCCGTCAAGGTCTCGCCAACCTCGTACAGCGTGGATTTGCCGTTGGCGGTATAGCTTCGCGCCAAAACAAAGGTAAAGTGCAGCGTCGATTTGAGGTATTTGCCGTTTTTCGCCTCATCGGCAAAGGTCGAGCCGCCGTAAACGACATAGACCGCGCCGTCCAACGGGGCTGCTTTGCGTTTCGCCGCGCCTTGGGCGAGCAGTTCGGCAAGTTCGCCGATCTCCTTGACCGCCTTAATGCCTTTGACGGTTTTCAGACGGCCTAGGATTTCAGGATAGACCGCCAATAAGTTTTCATGCTGTTTCAAAGCCATATCAGACAATCAATCCTTCCAGCCAATCGAACATTAAATCGTCAATGTCCTGATAATCTTGCGAAGACAATCCCAAAAACGGACGTGCCGGCATGGTTTTTGTGCCTTCCTGCACATAAACCGAGTAGCCCATAATTGAGCCGGTAATCACGCTTTTTGCCGATGCCTCATGCGTAATGCTTGCCAAGAGGTTGCCGTGGTCCACCAAAATCCCGCCGCGTCCGTTTTTGGCTTCTGCCGTAGCGGGGCTGACATCCTGCCAGCGTTTGCCGTCGGGGGCGGTTTTGGTTTCGGCGATACGGCGGCGGGTCGAAGATTCGAGGATGCCGCCGATAGCGCGCAAAGGCTCTTCAAGGCTGCCGTTTAACCTGCCCGACAGGCGGTTCAGGCTTTGGGCGATACGCGACAAGTCGTGTGATACCGTAATCCGCATTGCCTACTCCTTCAGCCATTCCCGCAAATCGGGTTCGGCATTGACATAAACGGCACACGTTGACGGTCTGCGGTCATCTGATACGCGGGTCTCGTCCAGCATATTCGGATTTTTGACGACCATCTTCAGCCAGGCGATTGCCGACTGATAACGCTCTTCGACAATACCCGTTACCGCATCGTCGTAGAGATAGTAGCGGGCGATGTCGCAGACTTTGATTTTCAAAACCTGCGGCGCGGTGTCGTTGGTAAAAAACAGTTTCGCCGCCCGAAGGTAGCTTGCCGCTTCTTCTTCCGCATCGGCAATTGCCGCTGCCATCACCGCTTCGTCTATGGTTTCGTAGTTCTCATGATTCGACCGTTCCGCCATTTCCTGCTCGCCGAAGCGGGTAATCATGTCTTGGATGGTAATCATGCCGTCCTCCGTTTTCAGACGACCTTTAAAACTGCCTTAAAGGCCGTCTGAAATCCGTTTAAGACATGGTCAGCGTTGCCAACAACTCGGGGCGCAGCGCAATCGGCAATGGGTTGGATTGCATATGCAGGCTCCAGCCTTTGTCGTGCTGCAACTTCTCGCGGCTGGCGTAATACGGCAGGGCGCGGGTGTTGACGGTCGCGCTCATGTCGGCAGGCGCGAAATACTCTTTGTAGAGATTGCGGCCAACCGGCAGCAGAATGGCTTTGTCCGCACCGATGTCGGCGTCGCTGCCGAAATGGTTGGCGTATTCGATAAAGCGGATGCCTTTGTGGATAAATTCGGTCGGATTGAGCGTATCGCCCTCACGGTAGGCGCGTGCCTCATCGTAGCGTTTGTACACCTCGAAGATGGACTTATGCTCTTTGAGCGCACTCAAAAACTCCATGCCGCAATAGACAACCCAGCCGCGCACTTGCGCACCGTTGAATTTTTTGCGTTGTTCGGACAAGAGTTTGTCCAATACCGCGCCGACTTTGGTCGTGTCTTTCGACAATTCGATGTTTTGTGTTTTGCGCTGCACGCCGAAATCGGTGTTGATGTCCAAAATCACGCTGCCGTCCGCATCCAAAATCTTACCTTGCAACGCGCCGAGCATGAGGTGCTCACGGGTGTATTCAAGGTCGGATTTGCCGCCGGCCAGCTTTTCGTTGACCTTGTCCATGACGGTTGCGGCTTGGGTCGTACCGAAAGCACGCAGGTTTTGTACATCGTCGGCGCGGATGACGTCGTTAACCGGAAGGTGTGGGACTTTAACGGTGTGAATTTTGCGTTTCGGGGTTTCGACCGCCTGACCGGCCGTACCGCGCTCTTTACTGGCGACTAGTTGTACTTTCCCTTCTTGATACTCGATGTCGACGTGGGTGGTAGTCAGATATTCGGGTTCGAAAACACCCAGCTCGCGGATTTGGCTTGCGCCCGGGTCGATTTTGTTGACGGCGGTGGTCAAAGCCTGCACGCCAAATTTGCTGTTATCGGATAAAGGCATGATGTGTCCTTGTTAAATCGGGTTTAAAGGTCGTCTGAAATCAGGCGGCGGGTGTGCCTTGGTAAACGATGCCGTATGCGTCGCCTTCTTTTTTCAGCGCGTCCAAGGTTTTGCCGGTAGTTGCCGTTTTGATGTCTGCATCGGCAACTTTTGACAGGTCGATAATGCAGTTGAGCGGCTGTACGACGACTTTGCCGTCGGCTTCATCGGTCAACGCCACCAGTTTTTTACCTCGCAACGGGTACTCGACAAACTTGCCTGCTTTCGTGCCTTCATCGGCAGCAACGGCAACACGGGTTTGCGGCGTCGCTTCGTATTTCAAAAAGTCGGAAATAACAGGGCCTAAGATTTCGGTTTTGACTTTAGACATAACTTCCTCCCAATAAGCCTTTGTGGCTGGCGACGGAGAATTTACCTTCTGCCTCGCCGGTGTGTTCAGATTCGCCTTTGCCTGCGCCTTCGCTCAACAGTGCGGGCGGTACGACAGATGGAGCAGCTTTCGGCGTCAAATCGGCAATCATGGCTTCAGCCGCTTCGATGTCGGCAGACAAAAGCACGGTCATGGTTGCGTCGGACAAGCCTTCAAACTTGCCGTCTGCGCCTTCCTTGAAGCCTGCGGCGGACAATTTCGCCTTGACTTGGTTTTTCTTGGCAACCGCTTCGGCTTCTTTCAGCTTTTTCTCGGCTTCGGCTTTTTCAGCCTTGAGCGTATCGACTTCCGCCTTAAGGTCGTCAAACGCTTTCTTTTCTTCGGGTGTCATAGATAACTCCAAAGGTTGTTTAAAAATATCCGGCAAGGGACTGCCGTCCGACAACACCACCGCCTCCGTTTCACTGTCCACGCCGACGGCGGTAAACGATACTTCACGGATGGTGCAGCGGCGCAAAATCACCGCAGGACCTGTTACCTCGTTGCCGTTGACGGACAATACCGCGCCCGCCACCAGCTCCTCGTAGGATTCCGCCTGCGCATAAACCGACATTTCCCACGGAAAGCCTTGGTCGGCTGCTTCGGCAATCTGCATGCCAAACTCGTTGGACAACAGGCTGCCTTCCGCAATCAGGCCGTCCGCCGTTACCGACAGGCTGCACACGCCCGCCATTTTTAGCGGCGAATGCTCCAGCAGGACGGGGACGGACGCTTTGTGCGACAGCTGGGCCAAATCAACGACGGTTTGATAACCGCCGTAGCCGAACGGCTTGCCTGAATTGGCGACACCCTTAAAGGTGCGCACATCATCCGCACGGGTCGCCAAGGTAACCGGCAGCGCGGCGGACAATTTGATTTTGAGGGGGGTGTTGTTCGTATTCATAGCCGCCATTGTGCAACGCATGACGGCAAACAGACGGTGGCATGACTTCACTTTGCTGCCCGAAATGAAAAAGGCCGCCCGAAACCGTATTTCAGGTTTCAGACGACCTTTGAAAATCCTCATGCGTAAAATATGAAAATACCCACTTTAAAACCGCTTTAGAATCACGTCAGATTGCATTTAAACTCTCGGATATATCTTTGTCTATCCTGACCGATAAAACGCGTTAAAACGCGAAATTTGAGCGTTTATGAAAAAGGCCGTCTGAATCGGTTTCAGACGGCCTTCGGGTTATACAGGTTTAAATCTCGGATCGGCTTCCAGGGCGGTTTTTAAATCGGACTTGTACGGCTTAATCCACTCGGACTTTTCAGCAGCCTCAAGTATCCATCCGCGTACACGGGCGAATGCCGCAGCGGACAAATCCGCAATCGAAAACACGCAGCCCGAAAACTCGCCCTGCATTTGCTCAGCTGCGTCCTTGTCGATTTCGGCAAGACGCGGATACAGATAGTCCAACAATTCGGACGGGGCGGTTTTCCCGCCTAAAAATACTTTTACTTCGCGGCTGACATACAGTTCAGACGGCATGACTTACTCCGATGTTTTTACCAATAAGCGGACTTTATCCCGCTGTTCTTTCGGCAATGATAACACATACTGCAACAATTTATGCCGGTTTGCCGCATTCAGATGGCGTAAATCAAGCGGGACGACATCGGCTTTGTTGAAATGCTCTTGAATATTGTCAACCTTCCCTTTCCACGCCCCGGCGGTGTGTGCAAAATAACGGTTCATCAATTCCGCACGTTCGGGATTTTCGGTAAACATAAAATCCAGTTTTACCCATTGCTCACGGGGCAGGTCGTCTGAAACAATCAGATAGTCGGCTTGACCCTTACCTTTTTCCACGGGCAAGTCAAACACTTCCAGCCTGTCGCCCGTTTCAGCCTGCCACGCTGCCGCAGCTCTCGCTTCGTGGTCTTTGGTATTGTTGGCAGACTGCTCTTTTGTCAGCCTACGCACTTCTTTTTCCGATACCTTATCCGGCAAAGCCAACACCGCCACTTTATCAGACGGCATGCTGTACCGCTTGTCCAGCCATGCCTCACGCTCGGCAATCATGGCGGCCAGTGCCTCTTCGCCGTTTCGCTCGCCGAACAACGCGTCCATTGCGCCCAGGCGGTCGCCGTGGTTGTGCGCAAAGCTCGGTGTGATGTCGTCGGGAATCAATACTGTTTGACCTGTGCGCGGATTGGTAAACTCGACCATATCCACATCAGGCTCGCCGCTGATGCCCTCGCGCTCCGCCTGCCGACGGGTCAGGGCGGACACCGAACATTTGCAGCCGTAGCCGTTGGGTGGAAAGATGACCTTCCAAATGTCGTGGTCAACCGGCAGGACTAAGCCGTAGTAGCGTTTATGGCTGTCGCGCGGATGCCCGGCGGCGGAATGGTTGTAGCGCAAATACGGCAAGGCTTTTTTGTTTGCCTGAATCCGCTGCCACTGCCCCGCCGCAAAGGCGGTCTGCATATTGGTATTAAAGATGGTTTTCAGACGACGTGTACTGCCGAGCTGTACCAATTTCGGTTCGCCGTCCAGCGGGTCGGTCATTACTTGCTCGCCCCACCAGCCTTTCGCCATCAAATACGGTTTTAAACGCTTTTTAAAATCGGCGAATGCCGTGCCGTTTTGCTGCGCGGATTCGATGGCATCTTTGACTTCGGCGAGCATATCCGCGTCCATCATCTTGGCGACGGTAAAGGCAAGGCTGTGTTGATACAGCCAAACATCGTAATGACTGAAACCCGCAAGGATTTTCTTGGATTTGAAATGCTCGAAAGCGGCTTTATCGACTAAGCCGGCGAAGTTGTATTCAATCCCGTCCATCGCCTGCTCCGTCAGCCCAAGCCGAAAGGCCGTCTGAAACCAAACGCTGGATCAAGAGATTGTCGCCCTTGCTCAAATCAAGTTCGGACAGCTTTGCCTCAAATTCCGCGTAGTCTTTGCAGCTTTCCAGCAAGCCCAACACCGCTTCCATCTTCGGACGGGCGATTGCCTGCTCCGCCGTATCGGGCGCATTGCGGGCAAGAGCGTCAGACAGGCGCAGGCTGAATTTGGCGGGCGCAGGGTTTTCAGACGACGTTTTCGGGTCGCGCAGCTCGAAATGCTCCGGTTCGAAGCCCAAGATGTCGCGGTAGTAGGTCTCGGTCAACACGAGCTGCCCCGTATCCATATACATCTTGTCGCGTTCGGCGCGGGTTTTATCAACCTTTATTTCGTCTTCAAACTCAAACCACACACCCTTTGGCGCATTAATCGGCTTGCCGTAGGCGTTGTTGACCATCACAAGCGCGTCGATAAAGTGCTGCGCCGCGCGGGACAAAAGGGCAAGATATGCGCCGATGCGCTCGTCGCGGTTGTTTTCTTCGGTTTCCTGACTGGCTCGGCTGGCGGTCTCAAGGTCGCTGGTTTTGACCTTACCCAACAGCGTTTTTTGGATGCGCGCATTGGCGAGGTTTTCCAGTCGGCGAAATGCCTGACCGTCCGCGCTGTTTTGCAGCATCATCACATCGTCCTCGCGGTCGATGCTCAACGCGCCACCGGAGACAAAGCGGTAAAAACGGCTCATGAAGCTGTTGTGGTCGTCATCGCTGTTGGCTTGGATTTTGGCAATCAGATAAGGCTGGGCATAGCGCGTGATGAATTGCGCGGCATAGACAAAGCCTTTTTTACGCAGCGCGACGGGCGCATACAGTCGCGCCGCTGCCATTTCTCCCGCAGGATTGGTCGATGTTGCGCGGTGGGCAATAAAGAGATACAGCACGTCCGTATTACAAGTTTCTTCGCCTGCGATTCCGCGATACACCAGCGAGCCGTCGCGGTAGGGGATATATTTCGCCAATTCGCCGCTCTTGTTGCTGATGTGTTTAATCGTCAAAAAGCCGTCGGGTTCGGGATGATAGACATAACGCCCCACGCCGTATCCGCCCAGCCGTGCCGTCAATACGATTTCGGCAAGCGCGGGAAGATGGCGTTTCAGCGTTTTCCACAAACGGTCTTTGTCTTCGTCGCTCAAGTCTTCGCCATAAATGCGCCACGCCTTCTCCTGCATGGCTGCGTGCAAATCCTCCAAACAGGCGGCGACCTCATCATCGCTTACCACCGCATCCAATGCCTGCTGCCTGTCCACACCGAGGCGCGAAAGAAGCGCGTCCGTGCCTTCCATATTCGAGAACAGGCTTTCCAACGCATCTTCGGTCGCGCTCGTCAATGTCTTGATGGCGGTTTTTCGTGTTGTGCTTTTAATCAATCCGAACATATTTTTTTACTCCAAAGGTCGTCTGAAACCGTTTTCAGACGACCTTAAAATCAATACTCTTCGCCGCGAGCCGCCAAAAAACCCTCAATTTCAGCGACAATAAAATGTATATTTAATAGCCGCCCAGCCTTATAGCAGGAGACAACCTCTTGCAGATGTGTAATCGCCTTATCCAAACCACGCTCAAGGTACTCAACATCCTCTGTCAGCTCTTTTTCACGAGCGGTTATACGTTCGCTTCCGTCACACATTTTTAAATCTCCAACATCGGTGCAGGCAAATCAATCGCCCGCGCTCTGTTTGATACATTGCCCGTCGTTGCCGCCATCCACAGCATATGCAACGCATCGGGGCCGTCGTCGTGGTCAGCTTTCGGGAAGTGGCGCAACTGGCTGATTAAGGTCTTTTGGTCGGGGTTGAGCAGAATCAGTCCGTTTGCCATATGCGGCTGCAAGGTCTCAATCCGCAACATCTTGTCCGAAGACGGCTTGATACCGCGCACCGGAATATGCACACCCGAACGCGCCCCGCGCTTAATCAGCTCATCCTTGAGAAACTCTTGAAACTGCACCGTCTCCACAACCCACAATACCGGCTTAACCCGCGCCTCTTTTTGGATGCGGATTACGTCCTCGATAATCAAATCGGGCAGGCGTTTTTTGACTTGGGCAACGGTTACAAACAGCCGCCCCGTTGATTTTTGATAACCGCCGACCAAAATCGCCGACGGGTCGCGCCCCGCGCCCGCTTTACCCAATGACGGGTCGAGCGCGCCGTAGTACACCAAATCATCAGGCAGTTCCGACCAGTATTTGATGTTTTCCGCAAACGGCGCATCTTCACCGCTGACCGGATCATTCTGATATTCCGAATCAAATGTCGCATGACCGTCGCGGGCGCGGATTTTCATCAGCGCGAGTACGCCGCGAGCCGCCCAAGAAGTGACCGCGCCACGCTCCATCTCGTCTTTGTTCGCCTGATAAAACGCTTCGGCTACCGCCGCACCGTCATTGCGGTACAGCTCTTCCCATCTGTCCCACAAATCCATGCGGTCAGGCCAGCGTTTCATCGCCTTGAATTTCCGCGTACTCCAAAACGGGTTATTCAGCGTGCGGCTCAACACGCTGTCATAGTGCAAAATCGTGCCGATATAAATCACATCAAACTTGGTACCGACCGCGCCCAACTGCAAGACGGTTTGTTTAAGCCACATTTCCAGCTTGTCGCGCTGGTCGGGGTTTTGCACCATCTCGTCGTTTTCGATATCGTCGAGGACGGCGAGGTCGGGACGGAATGGACCATGCACCATACCGCGCATTTTCTTACCCGAGCCGAAGACTTGGATTTTGACGTTTGAGGCGGTAACAATCGTCCCCGCCTGCCAAACCCGCCCTTGTCCGCACATTTCTGGAAAGTCGGTTTTTAAACGCGGGTTAAATTCAAGTTCCGCCTTGATGGCTTCCAGCATCGGATAGGCTTGGTCGATACTGTCCATCGCGATGACAATAAACTTTTTCGCACCGGTGATGACCGTCCAAAGCGAGAATAAGCGCGTAACCAGCGTCGATTTTGCTTCGCCGCGCGGCGCAGCGTCCGCTTCGTTGATGCCTTCGGGCTGTTGTAGGATTTCGGGCAGGCGTGAAAACAGAAATTCATGAAGTTCCGACTTTTCAGACGATCTGACGTAATGCGGAAAATAGGTATTGACGAAATACTCGTAACCGTTGACCGGGTCTAATACCTTCGCCCGACGTTCGGCAATGGCTGCGGGCGATGCATCAAAGCCGTCCGCCTCCGCCTCGATGGTTTGGCGGAGTTGGGCGGCATATTCGGCAAGCGACTTTAAAAACTCTTTGGACTTCATTTTTCAGACGACCTTCATCGGTATTTCTTTTCAATTTCCACGCCCAGCGGCTCGACCAACTCGACATAGGCCTGCAAGTGTTGCGGGTATCGCTCCTTGACCACTTCTCCGAACAATTCCAACACCTCAATCGCCGTCGCCAGTTTTGACGTTTCCGGCATCACTTTGGCGTTTGCCGCCACGGTCTTAGTAAACGCATCCGACAGGCTCGCCAACAATTTGGCGCGCTCGGACGGCATCAGCTCCTCGACCGACGTGTCTTGCAACATTGTCATCGTTGACTGGTACTGCACCAAAAAACCCGCCAGCAGCGAGCGGCTCAAGTCTTCGATGCCTCCGCCAGCCAGCGTGTAGGCGGCGCGTACTTTGTCCCAATCGTCGCCGGTCTCTTTGGCGGCGCGTTTCCAGCTACGGGCGGTCGCAGTCGGGATTTCGCACATCATCGCCGCGATTTCGAGTGTTTGCCCGTCGCTGACGTACAGCCTGCGCAGCTTTTCGCGGGTTTCTTTCGGGTGCGCCATATCAGCCTCCGAACTTGGCTCGCAGCAGTTCCCAACCCGTCGTTACAATCACGCCGCCGAGACCGCCATAAACCGCAGCAGATTTCTTGCAGTCTTTCTTAATTTGCTGCAACTCCTCGTCCATACGCGCCTGATTGGCAAGCAGGTCATCCTGCTTGGCTTCGATACGCGCCAAGGCTTCTAAAATCGGGTCGCTCATGATTTGTCTGCTTTCCTATCCAGTTTTTCGTTTACTTTTTCTAACTTGTTTTCAATTCGTTCCAAGGCCGCCGCAATATTAGTGCTGTCTGCCTTGGCATCCTGCTTGGTGTGATAAGAGAGCTTGACCGCGTGCAGCTCATCTTTAAGGTCGTCGATACGCTTGTCCGCTTCTTTCAGACGGCCTGAAATGCCGTTGACCCAAAACCAAAACGCCGCCGTCGCAATCGGCCACAGGGTTTTAAAACCAAATTCAAAGTCCATTTAAACCCCCTTTAAACCGGCACGTCGCCAAATACGATACGCACCGCATAGCCTTCGGGATTTCGGCTTGCCGCCTCGACCTTCTGGCCGTCAAAAAAGACTGAGTAATATTTCCGCAAAATACCAATCACATCAGCAGGGGCGGTCGCGGAAAGCTCCACACAAAAGGTCGTCTGAAAATCTTTATCCATACGCACGGCGTACTCAATGCCTGCCTTATCCAACAGGTCGGAAACATGGATGACAAACGGCTCTTGTTCGCGTGCGCGGCTCAAGCCCAATTCCAAGTCCGCATGGCGGCAGGCGACCGTGCGTTGCACCAACTCACGATAAGTCGTCATCGCACGCCCTCCGAACCGTCAACTGCCGTTTGACTGTCGACCCAATCGCGCCAAGCCTGATTTTGGTTTTCCAGTTCCGAAACATAGCCGCCAAACTCAGCGGCATGTTCGAGCAGCGTTGCCGTCTTGCCATCTTTCGGCGGATGTGGGCGCACCGGCGCAACCATCAACGCAGCGGGCGGTGTCGGCATGACCGCCTTTTCGACAACCTTAATTTCCGTAGCCGAGGGCGCGGGCGTAGAGGCGCAGGCTGTGAGAGCCAAGGCCGTCAATACAACCGCCGCCTGCTTTTTGGCGGTCTTGAGTAAGCGCATTTTCAATTTCCTTTTTGTTTTGCGTTTTCAGGCGGCTTACTTCCGCCTGCTTTTGTGCCAATTTCACACCGACGGCGTGCGCCTTGGCTTCAGATTGTTTAGCTTCCGCGCGCGCATTTTCCAGCTCGCGCGCATAGTTTTGAGCCGACAACAGCAGGGCTTGCGCTTTGTCTTTTTCCATCTTGTCGATGACCGCTTGCTGCTTCGCAAACGCCGACTTGTAGCCTTGATGGTGCGACACAGCCAAGCCCGTGCCGACAAGCGCGATGATGGCAATCGGCTGCCAGTTATTCGCCAGCAGTTTCACGAGATTCATTCTCAACCTCCTGTCGCTTCACGCTGACCAGCGAGCGCGCTACGGCATAGCCGCCGACAATGCCCAAATACACCGCCCAAATCTCCGCCGACGGATCGGGCAACATCACAAACTTAAACGTCCCAGCCGCGCAGGCAACGTTTGCCCACAGTTTCGAGTGCGACACATTGCCTGTCGCAGGGTTTTTAAAAATGTCAAAAATACGCATCTTAATAACCATCCCAACCGTCAATCATATTTCTTACTTTCTCGCCTTGCGTTTACGCGCCGCGCGTTTGGCTGCCGCCACGCCCGACTTGCCCAGGCGCATAGACGGATGTTGTTTCAAATAGCCAATGCTGGCAGGCTTAATCTCAAATTTAGGCATCTGCGGGGTCAAGACAGACAGAGCCAAAGCAATCAAAGACTTTTTCATACCTTCGCCGCTCCCAATTCCATCGCAATCGCGTCCGCAATCGCGCGGCAGATGCCCCATTTAGTAGCCTTAAATAAAGCCAAATCAGTGTCGTTGCTGATGAAAAAAGGCTCAAAAACAATGCCGCTGGCCTGCGCATACGCTAAACGGGAATGTTGCCCTGCGTTATCCGGCTTAAAGCCGTCTTCGCCGCGCAGTTTCCAGCCGGTCGCCTTCGCAACAGCCTTGCTCAATAGCTGGCACCAGCGTTTGTTTTTGACGGTACTCAAAGCCTCAATGCCCGTAGCCGTTTTCGCGGCGGCAGCATTGGTATGAAACTCAATCGCCACATCCGAGCCGCGAATCAGCTTGACTGCTTCACGCAGCGGCATATTGCCTTTGCCTTCGCCATCGGTTCGTACAATCAGGCCGTAATCGTTACGCAGAATTGAAGCCACGATGTTGCGCATATCCTGCGCCAAGTCCGCCTCACGGTCGCTTCCGTTGACCGCGCCCGGGTCGGTGTTGCTGTGGCCTGCGGTTAAAGTTACAGTTTTGCCCATTAGCATCTCCAAAGTTAAATCACGATTTATTTTCAAAACCTTATTTAACCTTTTCAGACGGCATAAGACGGTCGGCACAAATGCACTTACTATCCCGCAAACAAAAAAAGCCCCGCATAAAGCAGGGCAAAGGTTCACTCACAAGAAACACACAACACAATCAAGCTGCAAATAAATCCGTCTGCGCTCTTGCCGCCGCCTCGCGGTCGGCCTCTTTCAAAATGTAACGGATATTTCGCGTAGAAAGCCGATGAGCCAACACCAGCTCGCGCACAATAACCAAATCGCTCAAACCTTCCGCGCTCATCGCATCATACTGGCGGCGGATAAATCGGTTGCGAAGTTCGCGCATTGCATCCCAGCAACGCGGAATCGCCAAGAAAGGCTGACCGGCATATGCTCGCTCTAATCGTCCCGCAGCATCTTCGCCGATGTCCTCGACCAGTTGCGCGTGTAAGATTCGGCTTTGGCGCGTATTGCGGCGGCGGTTGGATATCGGATAATTCGTTCCGCCCCATACCTTGACCATGTGAAATGTCGCCTCCAGCCCGATGACCGTAATCATCGCCACCACGCTCTGCGGCAGAAGATGTTTCACATCCTCAAAATCCTGCTCCGTCATCTCCCAACTTACGCTCATTCCTATGCCTCCTTTTTCTTACGGTTCGCCGCAATCTGCAACGCCGCCACCAGTTTGTGCATATTGCCGTCTGACAACCATTCCACGCGGTCAACCTTAAACATCTTTTTCGCCGTACCGTGCGCATAATTCCAAGTCCAGCCGTTATCCAGCAGCAAGGCTTCGATTTTCCGCATCATCGGATCGGCAGAGCTTCGGCGGTTCGGGCGACGGCCTGCCGTTTTCTTCGGCGCAAACCCATGTTGGCGCAAATCCTCTACTACGCGTTCCAACTCAGGAATACTGCACTCGGTACACGACCGCTTGCCCGTCACACGCTCCAACACCGCGCGATAGGTACTGTCGTCCAAGCCCAGCTCCTTTTGAGCGATTTTAATTTTCGCAATCAACGCCCGGCGCAT